GTCGGTGCCGGTCTTGTCCTTGATGACCTCCTTTGCGAATTCCTCCAGGCCGGTGATCTTCTTGCCGTGAAGGGAAAGCCAGTTGGACACGATGCTCAAGAGCTCGATGGATATGGCGACGCCGATTATGATCTTGGAGAGCGGGGGCCACTCGAAAGCCACGCCAAGGGTGGCGCCGAGGATCACCCAGGAAAGATATTCCACCGCCTTACCTATGGTGCGTCTGATGGCCTTGCTTGCCCTCACTTCCTCGCCCCTCTTGTTCGCGGCCTTGCAACCGAAGTAAAGGTCAACGAGGATAACGACGCCCGCCACCACCAGGAAGGGGAAGGCGAGGTCGAGGGTGTCCCGGAGGAACGCCACCGCGAGAGTGGCAGCTCCCCCCTGGACAACTATGCTCGTTGTGTCGGTGGGTGCGTGTGTCATTGGTCCATTGCTATTTTTACCAGGAGCTTGACCGTCTGGAAGGAAGGCCAGAACGCGAAGCTGCTGATGATTAAACCAGAAACGCCGAGCGCCCACCAGCTCTCGCCGGGGTGAAGTTTCGCGCTCCAGCTTACGACCTGGATGCCGATCGTGCCGCCGATCCAGGCGAAGATGATGGCGAAGGAAGCCAGTCCCGCGCCTATCCTTTTCAGTACTTGCAATACTTTTTCCATGTTGTTTTCTTTTAGTCCTTTTATGTAACCGCTCTCGAAAGCGGAGATTATGTCGTCCGCGTCGTAGGGAGGCCGGAGGCTCCGCTGGTAGTCCTCCGCTTTCCTGGAGATTCCCACCGGGAAGCCTCCCTGCCTTCCGCGTGGTCCGACGTAGCTCATTAAGTCAGTCAGTTAGGGGTTAAAGTGCGGAAATTTTGACCGTTGTCCGACCTTTCAGTCGGTTGGAAGTGCTGCCAACGGTGTCCGGGTTTCTGCGATAGAACTTATTATAGGCAGAGGAATTATACACCACCCTTTGGCATTGTGCATCATCCGCACCGATAAGCACCTCGCTCTCCACATCACACATATATCCGTTACCCTCATAATGGATGCGGTGACCGTTGCTCTTGAACTGCTCCGCTTTCGTTGTGCTTCCGTCTCCCATATCCGTGATTGTTGCCACCCCTTCCGGCATTGCATATTCGGAGAGCCACCGAGACACACAAACGATGCCCGGATAGGCAAAGTAATCAAGCGCCTGTACGAACTTGACATCATTGATGGTTTCGTACCCTCCGTCCTTGAACTCGGTTTCCTTCAAGTGCCATGCAGCAATAGTGTCGTCATTGTGCTGATAAATTGCCGAGTACTCGCGGTAGTAGAAAGATTTGCACGGCGTGATAGGTATATCTTCAGCAAGAGATAACCTGTTCCCATCAGCCACAAATTCCACCCAAGCATCTGTGAGTTCAGCTATTTTCTCACCGAAATGGTATCCTCCCGAAAACCCTCCGCTAAAATTATACCCACTACCAGCCAGCCATTGCAAGACAAACTCATTTTCGCCTGCTGTTATCACTTGGTCTTTAATATCTGTCCAAACACCGTTGATAATAGTGCCGATATTTATGCGCTCAATTCGCCAGTAGCCGTTTGGATAGCCAGCAGAACCCGAATAGTTGTAATACCCGATAGTTGCCCTTGTATATATATTGTCTTTAAGCCGTTGATATATATAAATTGCAGAGCTGATGTTGTAAGTAGAGACATTTTTGAGATACGAATAAAACAAATCTTCACCGTCCACTTTGTCTTTTAAAGATGCTATGTCCTGTTCCGCAACGCCCAACCTGTTATCCAATTCGGACAAAGATGGCACAGATACTATGTCATATTTGTCAGTTATACCCGTAGCCCCTTGTATTTCCGATAATTTGGTATATTCAAAAGCGACACCATTTGTTATACCCTTCACATAGTAGATGTCAGCAGTTGATTGATAACCTATTTGATTGAAAAGTGCAGCAGCACCAGATGTTGTGACCGTCTTTGTGCCAATCTTCTCTCCATCAAGATAGTACTCAAATTCCCAAGTCGTAGCATCTGGATGGCCAACCAATAGAATTGTGATAATCTGAATTGCTGCCCAATTAACGGAACTATTCTGGAGCGAGAACACGCTATCGCCGGATGTTATGCGAATGGTTAGTGTATTTGCCCCTTCATATTTGATTCGGGGTTGGTTGTAGGCTGAATCACGGCGCAAAAGGTATCCAGCATCTTTTGCCTTTGCCTTTATCTCTACATAATCACCAACCTGCTCAAAAGCAATGCTTGTGGTAAGTTGTATGTTTGGAGTTGCAGAACTTAACTGTGAGTATGCAAATTCACTTTTGTGGAGACCATCAACAGTCACTTCTTGGCCTAATTGACTGACTTCATCCTTGACCTCCTGGAGCTGCGCCAGGGAGACGTCTCCGGGATCACCCTTTGGCCCCTGCTCGCCCTGGGGCCCGGTCTCTCCTTGCGGCCCCTGGGGGCCGGTGGCTCCGGTCTCGCCCTTGTCGCCCTTTGCGCCCTGGGGGCCCACCTGGCCCTGCGGTCCCTGGGGGCCCACCTGGCCTTGCGGTCCCTGGGGGCCTGTCGCGCCGGTGTCACCCTTTGCGCCCGTGTCGCCCTTCGGGCCTTGTATTCCTTGAGGGCCTTGCTCGCCGGTGTCGCCTTTGTTGCCTTTTGGCCCCTGGGCCTTCACGCCAGAGTCCACATAGATGCCGTCCTCCAACACGAACCAGTTTCCGTTCACGCCGATATACGGAGCCTTGCCGGCGGCTTCGAGAGCTGCCGCGGCTGCCGTCTCTGCGTCGGCGATTGCCTGATCAAGCAGAGACGTGGAAACGTCGGCCACCTCCAGCACTACGGACGGATCGTCGGAGTCCACCACCTGAATGGCGACATCCACCTCCGGATCGTCGATAACCTGGTAGCCGGTGACGTCCTCGGTACTCTTGACGAAGTACACCACCGGGATATCATAAGACTTGATCCGTCCGTGGTACTTGCAGAAGACTATGAGCTTCGCCGTCCCGGGATACTGCGGTGTGCTGGCCGGATAGACGATATTGAGCCGCGTCGGATCGCTTGCGTCAGGTGCTGCCTGGCAGGGACCGGCTACGGCATGCTGATCTACGGAGAACGCTTGCACGGTTACGTTCTCCAGGGATGCCCAGGAAACCGCCACTCCGTTGTCCTTCAGATAAAGGCCGACGGAGACGTCGCTGGGGATGCGTGCGCGCTTGAGTTGAATTGTAGACATGGCTTATTCTCCTATGATTTTGTTCACCGCTTCCTGCGCCCATGCAAGGAGCGAGGGTACGGCGTTTTTGATTAACTGTAATTCTTCGTCAGTGACCTCTATCTCGCCCTCGCTGTCGAACAGCCTCTCCCCGAAACGCATATCGGGGATTGTAGTGGCCTGGAAGTATATGGTGTTCCCGAGGCTCTTGGCTATGTTCACCAGCTGCGGGCCTTCGATAAGCGATGGGCGGGCTTCCACCGCCGCGAGGTTGATTTTTCTGCTCATATTACGGAATTATGAAGGAATTGCTATAAACCACCGCCGGAGTGTTCGGGTTCAGCTCCGTAGGGTTGGAATGGTTGACGTAAAGTGTTAGCCGGTAAGTTCCGCCGTAGACGAACTCGGGATCCGTGTCGTCCATGTGGATGTTGTTGGTGTAGCCGCTACGCTGCAGAACTATCGTCCCGTAGGGGTAGGTATCCGTGTCCGGTGAGAGGACGACCGAGGCTGCCGTGAAGCCTACGCCATCCACATCTACCCAGGTGCCGTTCTTGAGCCTCTGGATCCCGACCTGTGCGTTGGTGAGCGTTATGTCGTCCGTCCCCATCGCTCCGCTGATTACCTCGATGTCGATGTCACCCAAGAGGTCGCCGGCTGTTGTCGATCCTGACCACGACTTCCCGGTCAGGCGGATCTCGAGGTCCACATATCCGAAACGATGCACCCAGGCCCTTGTCGGGCCAAGACCGTAGCTCGACAGGAAGGCGCCGGTGATGGTGTCAAGCGATTCCGAGTTGAAGCCGTGCACCTCGACCGACGACAGGAAGGGGATCATGGCGATTTCCTTGTTTGCGACCGCGCCAGACAGCTGCCTCGCCCCTTCTATCGTCATGCCGGTCCAGCCTGAAATAAAGTTGCCGAGCGATGTGTCGTCGGTGCCCACCACCCAGGAGGACAAGTTCCCGCAATCGACAAGGATGATCCCGAAGTAGTAGCTGGAGAGTGGCGCGTCGCTGCCGGTGGGGCGTATGTCTCCAAGGCCGAGACTCTCGGAGGCGAGTGTCCGACCGTCCGGATAGGTTACGTCGCCGGGAAAGTCCACGGTGTATAGATTGTTGTCGTCAATGTCTCCGGCGTTGTCTATGGTGAGCTCCTTGTCCGTCTGTAGCCGAGGCTTTGTAAATACAGCATTCCTGTTGTAATGGTCGAAGTCAAGGACGCGGAAGGGCTCTATGTCGCCAGGCGCATCATCGCCACGGGGCGGGTTATAAATCCATGGCAGCGGAGCTGCGTTGAAGTCAATGGCGGTGCCGGATTTGCAAGCGGTGATGATGGCGTCGACAAAGTCTGCGAGGTCATCGTAGACTTGAATGCCCAGGCCGCACTTGCCGTCAGCTATCCACCAATCGCCCCTGCCGCCCCATGTGTTCTCCTTCCGAACAGCTTTAAATTTCGCCGCTTTGTTTGTAGCGCCAACGCGCACCCAGCTCTGCGAATCTTGATTCCATCGCATATCTCCAGCAAGCTGCCCTTCATCTTCCACGGAGCGCCCCAAAGCTCTGGCGACCTCCGTCCAGGTTAGGCCGTCATCGGGTAGTGCATAGATTCGTGAATAATCGCTGTTGTGTGCCATGGTTATGCGTTGGGGTTACCAGCACCGGCGGAAATGAAACCACTTGCCACCAGGTTGCCGTGGATATAAAAGGCATTGGTCGTTGTGTCAAATTCTATGTAAGGGCCGTTGGATCCGTTGGGATACCAGCGCTTGACGTGTATGTTATTCCAGCGGAGCGAATCCTCGCCGAGATCCTGCCCTTCGGGCCATGCGGGAGAGACGGGAACCCAGCTTCTGACGCGGCTGGCATTTATTTCGAATTTCTGCGTGTTGCCGACGTAGAGCTTGTGCGCAGTTCCGGCCCGGAAGTCGCAGGTCGCCACGTTCCCCTGGTTGAAGATGAACGTCCCCTGGCCGTCATTCGCCACGGCGCTCAAGTTGCGCAGCTTCAGCACACCCGCGCTGATGTTCACCGCCTCGCTGAAGGTGTTCTGTCCCGTGAAGGTCTGCACCGCGTTGAGCAGCGCCACATTCGCCTTGGCTATCTCGCTGTCTGCCACCGCGCCTGCGGAAGTGAGAGAGGCGAGATGGTCTCCCGTCGCTCCAGTCACCTTCTGCAGGTAGTTTGTCAGATCGGGGCTTCCGCTCAAGTCGGAATAGCTGCCGGATGTGGCTACGGCTGCGAGTCCGTTCACGGCTGCAGCGTTGTGCGTATGGTTCGGCAGGGCCACAAGGCTCTCGTCTCCGGCCACGCTCAAGGGGCGGTATCCGCCCGATATCGTTCCCCATACCACGGTGGTGCCGCCACCGCCTCCGGGAGACACGCCGCCACCGCCGCCACCGCCCGAGGATGACTCGCTTGTCATGCCGGTGATAGTCTCCGACGTAACGGCAAGCACACCGTCCGGGAGGGAGAGGGCGTCTATCTCTATCTCATCGTTGAGCAGGTCCCAGGAGAAGGTCTCCAGGAGGTGATAGACATTGCCGCGGCGAAGCAGCATGGGCGGGGAGTTCAGCGTGTAAGGCGTATCGATGCGCCCCGTTATCCTTATGCGCGGCAGGGCCACCAGCCTTGCATAGTTCCTCGCTATTATCGAGAGAAGGTCCGCGTAGCTGGTGAAGTTCCGGTCGGCAAATGATGTGATATATCTGCCATTTATAGTCAGCACTCCACTCAAGTAGCCGTAGTAGTCGGCAGCGATGGCGTTTGTCACCCTGCCGTGGGCTATTTCCTGCGATTTTCCGTCCCCCCTCGCACCGTTATTTATCACGATCTTGTCCCTGAAGCCCTTGATGATGGGCTTGTAGAGGTAGCAGTCGTAGATATAGCGGTAGGTGGGCGGATCTATGTTGATGGTGAGCGTCCCCGACGTGGTGGAGAGCCTGTCGAAGGCAGGCACGGAGACTGAATTCTTCGACGGTGCCCCGAGCTGTCCGGCGGTGACCGTCAGCCCCCACTTGCCGGCGAATTCCTGCTGCTGCTGCGGGGTGAGGTCCGCGTTGCATATCCATCTGGGGCCGTGTCCGTCTCCCATGTCGAGGATGCGGTAGAGGGTGCCGGAGACATATAGCGACACGTTGAGATAGAGTCCCGTCGATTCGCCGGATGTGTCTATTCCGGCGCCTGCGGGAATTCCGCTGGCCTCCATGGTCAGTTCGATCTGGAAGCCCTTCGAGGCGTCCGCGGTAAGCGCCTGCTCGATGCCCGCTCCGTAGATACTCGACAGGTAGGCGCTTTTGCTGCTGTCATACGTAGCCCCCTCCTGCTTCGTCCATCCGGTGTCGGTAGTCATCCCGGGATTGACGAGCGGCGTTCCCAGGGCGAAGGGATTCTCCACGACCACATTCTTCTTCGCCGGCTCTATCTTGCTGACAAGATTCCCTATGGGCCAGAGGTTCCCGGAGCCCATGCTCCCGAGCGTGGCGGAAGAGAGCTCCGCAGAGGTCACGTCATTGTCACGCCATACCAGCCACTGGACGTTCTGATAGGTTATGGACGCGCAAAGGGTGGTGAGAAGGTACTGAAGGACGTCGTAGCAGCTCTCTCCGGCCTTGTGGTCCATGTCGATAGTAGCGGTGCTCCACAGGTTGGAAACGGACACCGAATTGCCCGCGCTGTCCTTGCCCGAGAGATTGGATATGTAGTTGATGTGCGCATCCAGTCCGGTGAAGGAGAGCAGGTAGGCGAAGAGGTTCTGCAGGGACTGCGGCCCCTGCGCCTGGAAGGTGTGCAGCTTCAGTTCCCCGAGTCCGTCCGTGGCGACGATCTGCACGTCGTAGGGCGGTGCGATGTCGGGCTCGCTGTAAAGCTCGGGAGACATGAAACCGCTCCATGCGAGGGTGTTCCCCCGGTAGAGCTGCACCCTGAACTCCGTCGCCCTGCTGGTATAGAATTCCGCGAATTCCCCGTCCACCTTGCACTCGGCATATATCTCCATCGACGTGCCGAACACCCTGTCCGCGTGCTTGCGCTTCAGGACTGGAGCCTTGCCAAGGCAGCGCTCGAGGATGCTGCCGGAATAGCCTTCTTTCTGGATCAGTATCCGGTAGGTCGCTCCGTTGGTGGATTCGAAGGTAAACCTGTATTTAGTTCCGTAGGCCATGGCGTCATGTCGTATAGTAGTTCTTGTCCTGGGTATTGCTTATGACTGCCACCAGCTGGTCGCCGTCGGCCTGCAGCGTGCCGGTCACGTTCACGCTCACCTCGCGTGTCTCGAAGTCTCCGGACGCCGCGCTGCTGGTAGTGGAACTCGCCACGTAACCGCCACCGGAATAGTTGCCGGAAGCGATGTTGGATAGACCGGATTTAACGGCTGCACCGAGCGCCACAAGGGCGGCACCGGCTGCGATGGCTACATATCCGTTCAGGCTCTCCAGGGCGGCTTTGATGCCGAGGGTGGCGACACCTGTGGATATTGCCATACGGCCTATTGATATGGCCATGTCGCCGAAGGCGCTCATGGCTGCATTTGCGAAGTTGCCCCAGGCATCACCGCCCGTCAGAAGGTCTCCGACGAGGTTGCCTATGATGCTCGATGTGGTATCTGCCAGCGATACCAGCGTGCTTTCAAGCTCGCGGCTAATATCCACAAGTCCGTCTTCAATGTCGAATGCCACGCCGAGGGTGATTCCATTCGGGAACTTCTTGAGGAATCCATCGTCCACATCCTTGAAAAAGCCGTCCCAATTACTGACGGCCAGCTGGATGGGAGCGAGGCCGGAACCGGCAAGTCCGCTGGTCACGGAGTTAGGTCCCTGGATGGAAGCGAGTTTCGAAGAAGCGCCCCACTCGGCTATGGATTTCAGATCTGCCGCCCTTGCTTTTGCGGCGTCGTTGGCCGCTTTGCGTGCCGCCGCCTCTGCGCTCACCTGCGAGGTGATGCCGCTCTGTAGACGGCTCAAGGAACGCAGTTCGTCATTCTCTGCGCGGACGAGGGAGTTGGCCTTTATGCGCTGCTGGTTGGCTGCGTCTATCTGCGCGGGAGAAGATTCGGTGATGGCGTTCTGCTGCTCCATGAGGTCGGCCAGACCTGCGTTCAGCATGACCAGTCCATTCGGCCCCTCATACTTCTGCTTGATGAGATCCGTAGCCTTGGCGATGGCATCAGCCCGCTGCGCGGTGGTGGTGGTCTTGTCGGATGCTATCCTCCTGTATTCCGCTATCTGTGCGTCAAGCTCGGAGATCTCCACGGCGCGGTCCGATATCAGGCGCTGGAAGCGGTATATCTTCCCGGCTATCTGTTCCGACTGCGAGGCCTTGTCGTTGAGGGTGGTGAGGGTCGAATTGATCTCGTTTATATCCCCCCCCTGATTGAGGGAACCGAACACTGCGACACCTCTCGTCGGCAATGTGCCCCATAGCTTCTTCACATTCGCCAGCCACTCGGCGACGGAGCGCCCGGTGGAGACGTTCATATCGTGGAGGGCCTGCTTGTATGTGTCGATATAGGCAGCCGTCATCATCTCGATGTTGGCTCCGGCTACGGTATTCTTGAATGCTTCCGCTTCGGCTGTCAGAGCCTTGAAAGCGACTGCCGCGCCCGCGAGTCCGAGTCCCGCGATGGCTCCTGCCGCGCTCTTTATGGCGGGGACCATGGACTGGAAGGCGGCGCTGCCGGTCTTGCCTGTGGCGGTAAGCTGGCCCGCCAGCGCCTTGGCGGCACTGGAGAACTGCGATATCTGTCCGGTGTTGAGGCCTATGGCGCTCCCGAGGGCTCCAAGGGCGTCGGAGCCGGTCTTGCTCAAGTCACGCAGCTCGCCCTTCGTGGACTTCATCGCCGCGTCGAATTTCGAGGTGTCAGCCCCGATTCCTATCTTTAGATTTGGACTTACTCCCGCCATGGTCTTTGATTCGTTCTAAAAATTTCCGCGCTTCCGCGTCCCTTTCCTCCTGACTCAAGCCCTGGAGCCGCCTCACTTCCGCCGCCTCTGCATTGTCTTCGTCTTCATCCCAGGGCATAGGCCAGAACTTGGACGCGCGCTGTATCCTGTCTTTCTTGGCGACCGCGAGGTTGTAGCTTATCAGGGCATGGCCTCTTATCAGTTCGCCGATGTGGCGGCGTTCTTCCATCTGCTCATGCCTGTAAACCGCTATGGCTTCCCAGAATTCTCCTACCCGCATGGAGTAGAACTGATCCGGCGTGAGATGCAGAAGAGCAATCGCCATCCCCCTCACTTCTCCCAGCCGGAGGGCCTTGGGGGTGCCGCCCTCCGTCAGTCTTTTTTTTGCTCGGGCTCCCTGTCCGGAGACATCTGCCTGGCAAATATTCCGATGAATTCGGAAATGGCGGCTATCGACCCGGGTAGCGACCCGATCTGATCCGCCGTGAAATGCGCCTCCCTTCCGTCGAGCCTCTCGCCTTCGTTGACAGCTGCGGCCATAAGACCGGCAATGTCTGAAGGCTTGAGGGCGTGGACGGATGCAAGAGCCGCGAGGTCATTCTGACCGGAATCCCGAAGGAACGCAGCGATGGCGTTCCAGTTGACTTCCACGCGGCACTTGCGGCCGTCGATAGAGATGTAATCCGGCTGCATACTATTAACCGGTTACCTTTGTGAATGCTCCGCTGATCTGGAGGTCGAGGCCGACGGTGGTGTCGGTGTCGGGATCTGCGGAAGAGCTCTCGGTGTAGTTCGTGATGATGGCGGAGCCTGTGTAGCTGTCGCCACCCTCAACTGCATACACTACGGTGACAGGGGCGCTGTCGCCAGTAACAAGAGCGAGGGCGATGACCTCGTCGCGGTCCAGCTTGCTGGTGGTGCCGGTGCCGTGGAGCTCCATGAGGGCCGAGACCCTGAAGGACACGTCATGTCCGGTTACCTTGCGCTTCTTCACTCCCTCGTCATCTTTGGTGATGCTTTCCTTGACCTGCGCCGCGATGGTGAGGTCTTCCTGCGTGCGGGCGAGAATGGTCTTGTCGCCGATGCTCAAAGAGACATTGTATCCAAGTATCATGATTCGATTATTTTAACTGTCTAACAGAATAGTTCATCTGAATATCCCACACGCCTTCCGTGCAGGTCTTGTCCACGGTGCGAAGGACCGCGTAATAGGTATCGTTCTGCATCTCTTCCTTGACCGCCGCCGCGATGCCGGCTGCTATGCCGTCCACCTGGGCGAAGTCCTTTCCGTAGATGTGGATGTCGGACGCTGCGCCTATGTTGTCGACGCCCTCCTTGCTCCTGCGGTAGGTCAGAGTCTGATCATATACGGCATACGGATAGTTGCTGCTTTCAGCCTCCGAGAGGTTGATATGGACGAGAGGCGTTATCACCTCCACGAACTTGGCTCCTATGCTTTCAGTCATCTGTCGTAAAAATCGCGCTCCTTTTCCGCGAGTGCCTTGGAGAAGGCGTCAACAAATTCGGATTCCGCGCCGTTGGCGGCTGCCTCGAAGAAGTTCATGGGCCGCTGGCCCACGTCGTTTCTGCGCTTCCTGTTCTTGATGCCGTACTTGAAGGTGTGGCTCTGGTCACGGTGCGTAAGCGTGCCGTAGTTGGCCCAATAAGCCTTGAACCAGTCGTCGATGGCCTTCGCATCCTTGTTCTGGTGGCCCTGCTGCTGATGGCCGTTGAAGAGGCCGATCCAGGCGGCGAGGGTGCCGTTGGCATTCTTGTTCACGGCAAACTTGACAAGCCTGCGCCAGCGCTTGGGCGTGCGCTGCCGCATCTTCTTGGACACGGCCCTGGAGGCGTCACGCATCGCGGCCCGTGAGACCTTGATGCAGTTCTCGGGCGCCTTATCCATCCAGCGGAGGCAGTCGTCAAGTCCTTGGATCTCGAATGTCATGTCAGTCGATGGCTGTGAGGGTGAGCGTGCAAAGGGGCGACACCCTGGAGATAGGATCGATGGACTCTATCTCATAGATGTCGCCGTCGATGCGGACGCGCCACCTCGATGTGAGCGCGGCAATCTTGTAGATGGTGCAGCGGACGTTGTGGCCGGATTCAAGATTCATAGACTCGACGGACTCCACCACGTCGCGCTCGACTTTCGCCCATACACGTCCGTAGCTTTCCAGCGTCCAGGTCTTCTCGCCCTGGGAGCCGGTCCCCTGGATGGCCCTGATTATCTCCACCCGGGTGTCCATCTCGCCTATATTAATCTTGTTTTCCATCCTTCAACTCCCAGTTACGGTAAGGACGCAGCAGGTTGAATGAGGCCTTGGGGAGAGTCTCCACGCTGTCGACGGGATTGTTGAAGAGGGCGGCTGCGTGCAGCAGTATGGCTGCGCGGATGTCGTACTCCACCTCCGTGCGTCCGGCGCGGTAGACTATCACCATGGCCGTGCCCTCCACGTCATCCGCGAAGGTCAGCGTGCTGCCGTTTACGGTCCAGGACGCCTGCGGTACCTCCTGCCCGTCAACCTTCACGGAACGGACACCCACGAAGGGGCGCTCCGGGAAGGTGACGGAATGGGAGAAGGTATCTGCGAGCGTGAAGTCTGACAAAGCGATGATCTCCCCGATCACATGCTCGGCGGATGCCGAGGCGGCTTTCAGTTTCGACATAAGGTCCGCGTCCATCTCCGTAGTAGTGAGACGGATGTGATTGCGGAATTCACCGAGCGAAGGCTGCATCAGGTATTCAAGGATTTCTCTGCGCTTTGTCATGGCCTATACATTAGGATGCGATTACGAGTTTGCTGAAGCTCTTTGCCAGAGCGACCTTGACGTCGGCATAGGAGAAGAGCTGGAGCTTGATCTCACCGGTGTCACCGAGGGTGTAGGGATCGACGAGGATGTCGACGCCACCCCAGCGGCCGATATAGAGGTCCTCGAAGTTACCGAAGACGGGGGTGTCGGCTGCGAACTGGTTGGAGAAGTCGGCCTTGTAACCGTTGATGGTGTTGTCGTTGTCAAGGATGAAGGATGGGATGCCGGATGCCTTGACGGTGGTCTTTGCGAGACCCCAGTCGGCTGCAGGAAGGATGTAACCCATCTTGCCGCGGTTGGCGTTCACGGAGTTGATAGTGGTCTCCATCTTGACGATGTTGTCCCAGCTGAATGCGGTGCCTGCGCTGGTAGCTGCGGTTACGATAGCTGCGAGAGCCTCTTTGTCGATGCACGCTGCTTCAGCGGCGATGATCCTGTCGCGGAGGATAGCCTCTACGTTCAGGGAGCTCTGTGCAAGGAGGTCACGGGTGACGGCCATGAAGCCGCGGATGCCGCGAGGGGAGAGGGTTGCCTTGGCGACGGCTGCCTTCTTGACGGTGGCGGCGATGCCTTCAGTGACAAAAGCGAATGTCACGGCTCCTACGGAAGGGAGGTCGACGTTGCCGACAAGGTCGGAGAGAACGGTTGCGCCCATCTTCTGGACGGTGAGCCTCTCGTTCACCTCGTCAACGTAGTGCTGACCGGTGATGACGAGGTTGCCGCCGTCTGCGGCTGCTCCTGCCTTCTGGCCGGATGCCGTACGCATGAAGACTGCGCTGGGGATAACCTCACCCTTGGGGGCGAAGCCGTTACGAGCATACTCCTTGCGGCCTTCCTCTGCCATCTCCGCCTCGAGTCCATCGAGGTGCCTGGAAGCGGCGCCGTTAAGGAAACGCATGAATGAGAAAGTGTTGCCCTTCTTCTCCTCTTTCTCGAGGTGTTCTACGACAAGGGCGCGTTCGGCCTTCTCTGCGGTCTCTGCAAGGCCCAGTTCACGGGTAAGATCATTCACCCTAACCTCGGCAGCGTCAACAGCAGCCTGGTCTTTGACATCAACGCTCTTAAGGCTCTCTACGGCCTCGGCGATGTCTTTGCGAATTTCTGCAATTTTACGCATAGTTGTTGGATTTTATTTGTTAATACTTAATGCAGCTTGTGCCGCTGCCTTTATTACTTTCAAACGATTTTCGTTTTCCTGCGAGCGGTCCTCGGGCGCCGGCTCATGAGCGGGCTCGGGGTCGGCTTCGCGGAGCTTCGCAATCTCCTCTTCGATGGATTTCTTGATGGCGTTCGGGTTCGCGGGGATATTCACCACGGAGACTTCCAGGAGTTCCTGACCGGCGAAATAGTAGGTAGGGTTGCCTCCCCGGCTGGCTTCTTCGCCTTCGCCCCAGTGACCGTCGCCCAGAGGGATGAATCCCACGGAGACGGCTTTCAGGGAACCAAAGAGGATTTTCTGATAGACCTTCTCCGCGAGAGGGTTTATCTCTGCGGGCTCGAATTCCACGTCCACCATCAGCTTGCCGTCGTCGATATATGCGTGGCCCTTACCGATTACGTTGTCGGGATTGTCGGTATCGTTCCAGCCGCCGTACACCTTATGCTGGTAGCCGATGATGCCGTTTTTGTTGAAACGGGTGAGGTCCCAGCCTTCCTGGTTGAGCACGGTGCCGGCGGAATCCCTTGTGCTATCGGATGCGACGAAGGTCACCTTGCGGCCTTCGCCCTGTTCCCGTATTTCAGGATTTGTGAAGTAACGGAATGAAATATCTGCCATAGCTATTCTTGTTTTTCGGGTTCTTCTCCCACCACGCCCTGGTTGAGAGGGTACAGGTAGTCGTCAAGACCGTCGACTCTTTCGAGCCCTTCGATCTCGCGGACTTCGTTACGTGAGAGATAGCCGTCTGTTATTGCGGAATGATAGAAAGCGGCGCGGGCGGAGGTATCACCGCGGAGCAGGCCGTCCAAGACG